ATCTTCAATCCACAAATGCACGTTACCATTTTGAAACGCTTTAAAGCGCACTGCACCGTTAAAATCAACGTGCTCACTAGATCTCTGTAGTATCTGCGTAATATTTGGCTTTTCGCAGCCAGATACCATTGCAATGGCTTTGCAGATATCTTCTAGGCGGTCACATGCTCTTGAGCCCCAAGAAGTGTACCCGTACTTGCAAAAAACATTGTTGATAATCTGCTTTTTGCTGATACCCATACCGCCATTGGTTTTAAACTTCTTGTCACGCTCGACAAATGCGGTGCTAACCAAGTCTTGCAGCATGTTCGGCCTGTTGGCTTTTAAAGTTGCAAAAGTAGCTTTGACGGTTTCAAGCGTAACAGGTGGGCATTTTTCTAACTGTTCAGCAATCTTCCTCTGCTCGTTAACCGTCATCAATTCGCGGAACTTGCCAATTTCAACAATGCGATCCCAAATCTTTTTATCGGCTTGCTTGGTTAGTTGGCTAATTGAGTCAAGGCGCTTACCTTCATCAGCCACACCATAAAACGAATATCTGTCAAAACTGAATCCATATTTTGACACGGTTTTTAACAGTGAATCAGCTTGGCCTAGCGCGTCAACAGCCTTAGTTAATAACATGACAATTTCATCACGCTTAGCGCAATAATCTTCGGCAGTCATTACTTCTGCAACTTTTGTTTCTATCATTTGCTTTACCTCCATTAATTACCTTGATTAATAATGCCTCCATAACAACCTTCTTGCAAGGCGTTTCTTGATGCCCTGTGTAAAACTTGTGTTTTTATTGCACATGCGCAAGCTATTGATTTCATTTGGTTTAATGCAAAAACCTGTGTTTTTATGTGTAAGTTTGTGTATTCTTGTGTATTGAAAACACAGATGTAAGCTATTGATTTTAGGTAGAAAAGAGAAATATTTGTGTAAATATGTTTAATATATAAATAATAAGTAAGTAAGTAAGTAAAAGAAATATATAGTCGTGTGCGCACGCGTGTAGGGATACATATATACATAGGAAAACTACACAAAATACACAGGTTTTCGATATTCCTTATATATTTCAACGGCTTGCACGTGTGTATTAATACACAAAATTTACACAGGTTTTTGATTTTATTTAATGGAATCAGAGTGTTGCAAAATACACAGGTTTACACAAAAATACACAGGTTTTGTGTTTTTTCAGGGGTAATTGTTTTGTTTTGAGAAATGCTGTTCGCGTTTTGATGTTAATTGTGCGGTGATGTAGTACGAATTGCTTACGTGAGAATTGGCGGTTTCTGTGACGGAAAAGAAAAAGCCAGCGGTTAGGCTGGCTGATTTGAATAGTTATTTTGTGTCTGGCGGGTTTGGTAGCGGCATCCAGTGGGTAGGATTACCAATACAAGAAAAGTGATGGCCACTTACTTTGTTATCAAACCACATCATAAATCCAGCCAGCCAAACATCAACGCCGTCTGTTACAAGTACATCTTTCGTAAGATTTCCAATTATGGGTTTGCTAAAACCGCTGAAATCTTCAATTGATAAAGGCAATTTGTCATCAACACTAATCCAACCGTCATCAATCTGTTTTTTTGGCCACTCTGACATTTCATAAAAGCATTCGGCAGCGGAGTCTGTCATTCCTGACGTTAGGCAGCCATCAATAAACGCCTCTTTTATCATTACCTTAATTTTTTCACTCATAATATTTCCCCTCAATCAATCAACTTATGCGACACATAAAAACGATTTCTAACTCGGATAACATACCCGTCCTGCTCCAGCTTTGGCATTATCAGCGTGCGCAATACTTCAGATGCCTGCGTATTTGCAAACTCTTTGCGGCTTCGCAGTGAGTTGGCCAGCACCTCGAATGTGATGCTAGGGTATGTCTTGGCAGCCTTCGCTTCCTTCAAATCATTTTGCAGTTTCTTTTTCAAGTATTCAACAGTGGCATTAATCTTCGGTGCATCGCCTGAATAGCCACGAGATTCTGTTTCTTGAAGATAGGTACGCGATAGCTCCTTGAATATCTCAATCGCTCTCTGCGTTGTTTTTAGGCCTATTTCCTTGCGCCTACGTCCAGTAGCTGACCATTCAGAGGCAATCCACAGAATCGAGGCTATTTTGCAGATGTGCTTATCGGCCTTGCCCATCGCGCCACGGGTCATGTTGTCACAGAATCGCCCTTGGTCTCCCATCTCCTTTTCGATTTCGTTGCGGAGTTTATCCAGCTCGCGCTTGGCTGAATCGTTAAACGTAAGCACGATTGGCGACTCATGCACAACACGATTTACCAGGTTGATATAGTCTGTTTTGGCCTCAGCATCCATGGGCGTGTAAGAAAGCATGTCACGCGAACCGAGCATGTGAGGCTCACGCATCAGCAGGATACGTTCAGAGATACCTCGGCCAGATTCGCCAGCCTTAAGTATTTGTTCCACTGCTTCGGCCTGAGCAAGTACAGCAAACGAGCCGCGAATATAACCCTCAAAGCCGTCACGGGTGATACGTGATGATGAATGATATTCGCCAGCGTACATCTTCAAGAAAATACTGTGGTTAGTCTTTTTGGATGCAGTGTCGCCGTATGAGAAACCAAGCATCACGTTTACCGCGTCCGACTCGTCAGAAACGATGTTAGCCCAGCCTTCTTGTGCGCTCATCTGTTTTTCAAGCGCTTCAGGCGTGGCATCATCCAGCGATAGCTTTAGCGGCCCCATTTCCTCCGACTTCTTAACAAGCTTGCCAATATCCTCGATAAGCTGCTCGTTGCCACCATTCTTTAGTTGGTCTTTAAGACCCTTAATATCCATATCAATCTTGATTTTCTCGGATGCGCGTTTTTCGTTGAGCCCTTTAAACGCGATACGAATAGGATCCATCCAGTAAGCATTGACGCCTGATTTACCCGTGGATGGAGGTTGCGCTGTCACAACGAATAGGTTGCAAGGCTCCTCTTTATCACCTTTGTACACAAACGAAAAATTGCGACAAATTGCAGCAGATAGGCACCCCATTCCGTGAAGCATAACAGTGTTAACCGGGAATTTGACTGTAGCCGCAATCGCCCGGGAATACTGCTCGATGATGTTTGGCTTCCACCCGCTGATTACCGTATTGACAATATCAACCTCAATCGCGTTGTCCTCTGGGCGATAGTGGTTAATCGGCGGCCACATATCGCTATCAGTCAGCGCGCACAATTTGTCCTCGCGCTCATTGATAATCAGCCTAGCTAAACTGTCATACTCGCTGTTAGCCAGCGCTTCAAATAGTGATTCGTTATCATTCAGCATCGTTATCACCATTGAATACGATTTTAAAAGACTTGTCCGTCATACGCCCTAGATGATTAACCATGGCATCGTAAGACTTAAACAGTCTGATATGCCCGCGGCGACTAATCAGCGGATGCCAGTTTTTTCCGTTGGTGCAAGCCTGCAAGATAAAAGCCTCGCCAGTCGGAATGCACCGAATAGCTGCTAGTTTGTTATCCAGCAGGATTTTTAGTTGTTCGTTGGTTATTTTGCTCATTTATGCCTCATTTCCATAAAATCGGTTGACCAAAACATATTAAACGGTATTATAAGGCCATGCAACACAATTCTGAGGTTTAGATGATTAGCGTTGAGTCAGTGAAGGCGATTGCAAATGGTAGGTGGCAAGATGTGTTTTCTTGGTGCGGCATCACTGTTCCAGCAAATAAGAGACACGGGCCATGCCCAATGTGCAGAGGCAAAGACCGCTTTCGCATGGATGATAAGGGCGGTGAGGGCACTTGGATTTGCAACAGTTGCGGCGCTGGTGACGGTATCGCTCTGGTGCAAGAGTTTAAAGAATGCGACTTTATCACCGCAATGAACCTGTGCGCCGATGCCCTCGGCATTCAGGATTACGACCAGATAAAGCGCGATGACACCACCAAGCGCAACGAGGCTAGGCAGCTTGAGCAGTCGGCAAGGCTGGCACAGGAAAAGCGCGAGAATAACGCAATCGCGGCAAGTCGTGCTGCTGATGTAGTGAGTCATTGCGCGGCGGCAGACCCAATGCATCCTTACCTAATCGAGAAGCAAATCAGAGTGCATAGCGCATTGCAGTGCTTCGAAAATGTGCTGGTCGAAACACGCTCGGGCAGGATGATGAGCATTAAGAATTTTTTGGTGATACCCATGTATAACGATCGAGGCAAGCTAGTTAACTGCCAATTGATTTCGCCATGTCTGAAATACAAGTTGTTTATGCTGAACGGTCAAACCAAAGGCGCGCTTCATGTCATCGGTGATTTAGTGAATGGCGAGCCGATTCTCGTTGTAGAGGGTTATGCCACTGGCGCAACGGTGCGCGAGTTAACATCTATGACGGTTGTCGTGGCGTTCACGGCGGATAACTTGCTGGCCGTGTGCGAGTCGCTGGTATACGACTACCCAAAGTCGAAGATAGTCATCATGGGCGATAACGATTGGCACTTGGAGGATCCAATTAAGTACAAAAAACCGCAAAACAAGGGCAAGCACAAAGCGGCCGAGGCTGCGGCAAAGACTGGCGCAAGACTGATGTTTCCTGACTGGGCGCGTGGAGTGACCGATTTCAACGACCAGTATGTGATTTACGGCAAGAGAATTGATTTAATTAAACTGATGGAGATTGTGAGATGAGTAGAGAAATTGAGTTTAGAGGTTTAGCTACAAATGGTGAATATGTTTATGGTTCACTTGTTAACAATTGCGTTGGATTGCCTGGTGGGATTGGTCAAAACACTAAAACTTGGATTGTTACAAGCGCATTTGGAAACGGCGGCTGGTTTAACGTTAGAGGTAGACAATACGTAAAGCCTGAAACAGTTGGGCAATACACTGGCTTGCTAGATTGCAATGGCACAAAGATTTTTGAGGGAGATATTGTGCGCCATTATCATTTTACCGACTCACGCGGAAAGGTGAATTACTTGAATCATATTGTTAAATGGTCTGATAAATTTAGCTCATGGTTCCTGATGAACTCCAAATCAATGAGTGATACTGATGGTAGCGTCATGCTTTACCAGAAATTTAAAGAGCGTAACTACGAAGTCATCGGCAACATCCATCAAAACCCAGAATTATTGGAGATCTTAAAGTGACAGAACAAATACCAAAACTAGGCAATGTAACCCCGTACCCATTCCAATGGGAGGTTGCGCAAAATCTAATATCCCACATAAGAAAGGCCATAAAGAAGGAGATAGAGCCAGAAGCAGCATATATTAACTGTTATGTCAGTTCTGGCAAAACAATCATCTCCGGAATAGTCGCTAGGCATTGTGAAAATGTTGGCGCTAGACTGCTAATTCTAGCCAGAACAGGCGAGCTAGTAGAGCAGGATAGTGACGAGGTTTGGAATATGGGAGGCAAGGCAAGCGTATATAGCGCAAGTCTTGGCACCAAAAGCACTCACTACAATGTTGTAGTTGGTAGCGAGGGTACTGTATCAAATGCTCTGGATACTGATTTTTCGAAATGGATTCCGCACGTTATATTGATTGACGAGTGTCATACCGTTGGCTGGGATGACGTTTTGAATGGAGGGGATTCGCAATACTCAAAAATACTAAATCACTTTAAGGCATTAAACCCAAGGCTGGCGATTGTTGGTATGACAGGCTCGCCATACAGGGGTGTCGAATCAATAAAAGGGCCGTTCTGGAAGCATGAAATACCGCCAGCAATTGACAGAGAGTTTTTAGTTGGTAAAGGCTATATAGTTCCAACAATATTTGGTTTCGGCCATGATGATGCACAGTATGAGTTAAATGGTTTTGAGCCAGAGAACGAGTTCGGCACAAAAGAGTTTAGCGACAGCCAGCTTGAAGAAATGCACAGTCAAATGAAACTCAGCAACACTCAGGCAATTATGCGCGAGGTTGTAGAGGTGATGAAGTCAAGGCTTTGCGCGATAGTAACATGCGCGGGCCGCAAGCACTGCGAAGAAGTTGCCTCATGCCTTCCAAGTGATGAGTACGCAATTATAACTGACAGCACTTTGTCGAGCGAGCGCAGAGAAATACTAAGAGCAGCAAAGCGCGGACAACTAAACGAAAGGGGCACGTTTAGATATAGGTATCTTGTGCAAGTAGGCGTGCTGACGACAGGCGTAAATTTGCCGCTAGTGGACACCAGCGTCATCCTACGCCGCATTGGATCGCTTACCCTGCTAACCCAGTTGCTCGGGCGTGGAATGCGCCTGCTCAAGCCTGAGCACATTGCAGCAGGATTAACAAAGACTGACCACTTAGTGTTGGACTATACAAGCACCATGTCAGCTATGGCAGAGCTGTTCAATGATCCAATTCTGGAAGAGGCGCAACTCAGTCAAGCTAAGCAATCTGGCGAGTACATTACCTGCCCGATTTGCGAAACCAAGAACAGCACTCACGCTCGCCGCTGTATCGGACACGACACTATCGGCGACCAGCCGGACAACCGTTGCGGACACTGGTGGAAATTTCGCACGTGTGATGATGAAGTGGTTAATGGCATCACCATCGGCAAAGGGTGCGGCCATCGAAATGACATTGCAGCGCGTGAGTGTCGCAACTGTGGTAAGTATCTAATCGACCCTAACGCCAACCTGACGCGCAAGCACTACAGCGATGAAGATTGGAAGCCCGTTCTGGATTGGAGGCTTGATATTATCGGCAAGAATAACGATGCGATCAAAGTTACCTACATGCTCGACAGTTACGGCATTGACGGCAAGCAGGAGATTGCTGAGGTGTATTACTGGGCGATATTCTCAGGCGGTGCGCACATCTGGAAAAGCAAGTTTGTCGGCAAGCATGTCATTAAAGGTCTGTGGCAAAAAGCGGTTAACTGCAAAAACATTGGCGAGCTTGCCAGTAACAAATTCTGGAAAACGCCGGGTTTCATCACTCACCGCAAAAACGCCAAAGGTGAAAGCATTGTCCATGGCGTGACATTTAAAGGCGAAACACTCTACAAGGCAGCAAGCTAATGATTGAAGTAATACAAAACAAAGACGGCATTACCATTTACCGCAGCGTTGAGCGCGAAAAGAAAAGCCGCAGCGAGAACTGCGAGCAGATTGATTTGAATTTCCACTGTGCGCGGCTTTGGCCTGCTGAATATAAATCAATGTGGCACACGGTTAACGAGTCAGGTGCAAGCGGCTCTGTGCGATACGGTGCAGAGTTAAACAAGAGAGGTCGGAAAAAGGGCGTTTCAGACTGGATAGTAGCCGTCCCTAAAAACGGCTTTCATGGTTTGTTTGTGGAGCTAAAGAAAGAAGGTAAAGACGCATCACCCATCAGTAAAGAGCAGCGCGACTTTTTACTCTGCCAGCAGCAATTAGATTACAAATGCGCCGTTGCATATGGCTACAAAGCGGCATTAAAGGCAATTGACGATTATCTATTGACTGGCAGAATTTAGTAGCGCATAATGCGATTACTGTTTAATTGTGGAGATAAAAAGAATGAGTGAAGCAAAGTTTACTAAGGGGCCATGGATTGCCAAGGGGGATATACCAAGCAGAGTTTATGGGATGATGCGCGATGATGAGGAGATTTTAATTGCGGCAACTGGAAGCGTAAATCCGCATTCAGGAGCCAACGCCAACCTAATCGCAGCAGCGCCTGAGATGTACGCGTTTCTTGAGCGGCTAATAGAGCCTTTTAATAATGTAGAATCAGTGATTTGTGAAGTTGAAACTTTACTAGCCAAAGCGCGAGGTGAAACCGTATGAAAACAGAAATCCAAGTAATCCAACAAATAGAATCAATGCTACCAGTAAAAATGTCAGAGTTCGATGCCGTATGCGTTGACGATAAAATCAACTTTGCCAAAGAAGCTGGCTTCGCACTGCAACTGCTAGGCGCTAACAAATTCCTAGGCGATACCGCTCGCAACAATGCTCAGTCATTGCGTGATGCGATCTTGAACGTGGCAGCCATTGGCACCACGCTGAATCCAGCAGAAAAGAAGGCTTATCTAGTACCTAGAAAGGGAGTTGTATGCCTTGACCTGTCCTATCGCGGCCTTGCGGATTTGGCTGTTGAGTCTGGCGCTTGCGAATGGATTGATGCCAAGCTCGTCTATGCGAATGACGAATATCAGTCTGGCGGCATCGGTGAAAAACCTTACCACAAACCAGCCAATCCATACACAGGACAGCGCGGCACTATGGTAGGCGTTTATGCAGTCGCCAAGCGCAAGGATGGAAGCTATGCAGTGCGTGAAATGGACATGCAGCAAATCAACGCTATCAAAGCTCGCAGCGAATCAGGTAAGAAAGGCATGGGCCCATGGTCTACTGATTTCAACGAGATGGTGCTAAAGACACCTGTTAAAGCCGTTGTTAAGATGCTGCAAGGCACAAGCAAGCGCATTGACAACGCCATTAACATGCTAAACCAGCAAGGTGAAGGCATTGATTTTTCCAGCGAGCAGCGCTCGAATCCGCGAGATGTAAATTGCTCACAAAAAGCTCAAGCGCAGATTACAGAATTGCTAAACTCTTGCGGAATGGAAATTCAAGATGTTCCAGCATCAGCCATGGGCAGAAGCTCGCCAGTGTATACCTCAGAGGAATTGTCAGAGCTTGAAGCTGGCCAGTTAATAGCAATGCTGCGCATTCGCGTCAACAAAATGGGAGTACAAAAATGATTGAGCAACTCAGAGTTGATTTAGCATCATTTCAGCCGCAACTCGGGTTTAACCCGCTTGAAGTTGAGCAAGGCACTTATAACTGGGAACGTATGCGCCTTGGCGTTATAACAGCGAGCCGCATCAGCGAACTGCTGACTCCTAATCGACTCGCGCCACTGCCAGATGATTTTGCGTTCGAGAAGGTCGGCAAGGATCGCTTTGTTGTCACCGCTGGCGAGTTTAAAGGCCTTGAGTGGCAAGGCACTCGCCAAGATGAGTTTAAGCAGTTCATCCGCGAAAAGCTGCCAATGAAGCCGTCTTTGCAGCGTGAGGGCTACATGAACCATCTTATCGCCGAGATTGCGACAAAGATGCCTCAAGAGCCAGTGAGCGCAAAGACGCTGGAATACGGCAAGGAAAACGAGCCAAAGGCGCGTGATGCGTTTGCGTTCATGAACGGCATTACCGTCCATGAAATCCCTTTTATCTACGCAGACAAGTCCATGCGATGCGGTGCTAGCCCTGATGGAATCTTTGGCGACACTGGCTGCGAAATAAAATGCCCATTCACTAGCAAGGTTCATGTTGCAACGCTTCTAGGTGATAAAATCAATGACGAATACATTCTGCAGATGCAATTTCAGATGTTCGTCACTGGCGCTAAGGAGTGGACTTTTGTTAGCTATGACCCGCGAATGCCGGGACACCTATCACTTAAAACAGTGACGGTGCCACGCTGCGAGGTAACGCAGGAGCTAATCAAAAACTCAGTTACCGAGTTTATCGAGCAGATGGACGCGAGACTTGCGCAACTTGGCCTTAAATTTGGCGACCAGTGGCTTGATGATGCGCAGCCAGAACAAATCGAGCAACAGGCTTATTATTGTGAGCTAGAGCAGGACCAGCAATTTAACGTAGATGATTTTTAATAAGAGGAAAACATAATGGCCAAAGTAGGCGTAAGTTTAAAGATTGAAGTAACCAAGATTGACAAGGCGCGTTTATTCAAAGGCGCTAAAGGAACATACCTAGATGCGACAGTGTTCATCGACATAGACGAACTGGATCAATACGGCAACAGCGGCATGATTACGCAAGTAGTTACCAAGGAAGAAAAAGCGCAGGGCGTCAAAGGTAACATCCTAGGTAACTGCAAAGTTTTCTGGAAAGACGTGCAGCAATCAGCGCCAGCGCAACAAGGTTATGCTACACAGCAGCAACCGCAGCAGGGCTATTCACAACAACAGCCACAGCAGCATCCCGCGCCACAGCAGCAGATGCCTGCTGGTGACAGATGGGATGACTCAGATATTCCCTTTTGATATCCCGTTCTGAGGTAAAACCTTGCCGCAATAGATAAAGAAAACCCCTCAATCGAGGGGTTTTATGTTCCCCAGTTTATTATGGTATCGGGAAATAAGTTGTATTACCGACAAGCGTCAGGGGGAACCCTCCAACCGTTCCGACATCATTCCACAGACCGGTGCCTGTAGTGTTTGAATAGTCATGCTCGAGAGGGTCTGCTGGCGTGCCGAATTTCAGAGTGTGAACTTTGCCAAAAAGAGGGTTTACTGAGCCAGGTATCTTGCCTAAATACTTAAACTGGAATTGAGTACCTGTCGGCAGTGCGAACGTATCAACTAAAATATTATCTATGTATATCATATAGGATAACCCTGCTTTCTCCATGCGCAGGTTAAACTTTGAGTCCATCGGTAGTGGGTTTGTTGATGTGCCGCGAACCGATCCGCCGGAAACGAAAAGCAATCGACCTGTGTTGTTGATATAATGTAAGAAACTAGTGGTACTACCAAGCAAACCTTGAATGCTAGTTGGCATCGGAGTTTTTAACTCCATGTCCATTTCTATCACCCAGTCAGCAGTATAGGAAAGCGCAGTTCCAGCATTCCACGCATAATCGTCAGCTATGCGTGGAAAATCCACCCCATAAGTCGTCACGCCACCCGAAGCCTTGCGCTTATTTAAAAGCTTAAACGCTGTATTCATAGTTCCACACCTCGGCGTGAGTTTTTAGTGATTGAATATCCGTTTTCATTCTGCGCTGCTGATCGTGAATCAAGTTGCCATACGAAACCAGTTGCTTGTGCATATCTCTTAAGTAGTTAATATCAGCAGCTTCTACAACGTCAACGTTGTGATAGTTCGTCCAATACCCATTTTCAGCATCAACCCCGCTTAAGACTTGGTTCGCAATATTTGATACTGCTATAGGGTCACAATCCCATAAATAACCACCATATTCGAACCCGCCCAAAACTTTACGTTGATACCACTCGTTCACGCCTGCAATCTTAATCTCTTTCAGGCGCTCAATATCAATGTCGCTGACAACATAGTCAGCATACGCCTTGCCGTCTTTGATATAAGCATCTCCGAGGGTCAAGGTTTGCCACGGCTCGACTTGCGGAACCTCAGATACTGTGACAACGAGATAATCAGTGTTAGCGATCATCTCGTCAGTGATTAACTCGGGGAAAAGTGATTCTTGATGCAAGCTTCTAAATTTAGTCTCGCTAATAACTTCGAGCGTCTTTTTGTTAATTAAGTTCATTACGCAATCGCCTTTTCGTTAATTGTCCCGATTAAATCAGTACCGTCAAACGTGAATACTAATCTGTCCAAGCCAGTGCTTAGAGTAGGTGGAGTGCCGTCGCCCCATTTAGCACCTGTGAAGGTCTGAGTAAATGAGCCGCCATTCGTCAGCATTAACACCCATGAAGCAACTTGGTTAGCACCTAGCGCAGAGGTGTCGAATGTCCAAGTCGTGATACCTGTTGAGGTTGCCGTAATGTACGCACCATTGGCGATAACCACGTTAACCGAACCAGTTGTATTACCTAACGCTTGTGTGCCTTCGATATAGTTGATCGGCTTATTGGTTAAGTCGTTATAGCTACCAGATGTAGCAACTGCTGCAAGAGTTGATTCTAGCGCATATTGAGTGTGCGGGTCTGGTGCTGCAACGTGTGCCGATACCGCTGCTGCTGCTGTACCAGCGGCTTCTTTGCCGTCTAGCTCTGACTGTAGTGCGGGAGTCCAGTATAAACGACTCGCAGTAGGTGCAACGTCATCGGTTGTCGGATTGACCCATGTACCGTCCTTGCGACCGTAAAAAGTACCGTCAATCGGTGCTTCTGGAATGCCGCCACCACCGCCACCAGAGATGTTGATTGTTACACTGTTGTCATCGGACTCAATCGTCCCTGCTCCAATAACTTTTAATCGTTTAATGAAAACGTCAGTAGTACCCACTGGTCGACTTGCCAAAGCTTCACCGGTTGTCGCTCCGTTGGTTACGTTAACCAGTTTATTGTCCAAATCAGTTTGTAGTGTAGGAGTCCAGTATAAACGTGTAGCGGTTGGCGCAACATCGTCTGTTGTCGGGTTAACCCACCCAGCATCTTTCCTGCCGTAGAACGTACCATCGACAGGCGCTTCTGGGATACCGCCACCGCTGGTTGACGCATTAACTACAAGATAACCGTTCACGTCTATTGATAGCGTAACGGCGCCAGTACCGCGCATTCCGCGAAGGTATGCAACTCCGCCAGTAATTTCTTTGAGAATGTTAAAACCAAGGTTTGAAGGGTCTACGTTCTCAATGTTAGTTATTCCACCGCCGCCACTCGCTAACTTATTAGCGAACAATCCATTAGCTAGCGCAATACCACCACCTTCGTTAGTGGTTGATATGTAGTAATCGCCACGATTGGCTAGCTCAAACACACTGACAGTCGTGTTAGCTTTAACGTTAGTATCGGCTACTAACTGCGCAAGAGTCTGGAACAAGCCAGACTCGATGCCATTTTTTAGACCTGTTGGGCCGCCCATATATTGATCCTTATTCGTTGATGACTGAATAGTTTACGGCCAGAGTAACCGAACCGATGTTTTGAGACGTAGCTGCAAGGTTGTGTAGTCTCGTAATAAGGCCAGTAGGGGAGTCTCTCACCGCTGTAATCAAGCTAACATTGTCTGGCACAATACCGCTGAATGTCGCATTTACGTAAGCGGGTTGGGTTGTGTCCATCCAGATCGGAGTTGCAAGCACAACGCCTTTGCTTGTATTTGCAGAAACGATTCCAAAGTCTGCTGTAGCTAGATAAGTACGACCAACGTTGTCATAGTTCCGAGTCTCATCTGTGTATATGTTATTGTAAGATTTGAAAGTGGAAGGCCACGCAAATCTTAAATTGCTAGATATGTCAACCCAATTTGGTGCTGATAGTCCTTCAAAATAACAACCAGTTGCAACTCCCGAAACTGGTATTACATTTGAAATTCTTGCGCCACCAGACCATGTACCAGTTGTTCTTAGCCCGTTCAGATTTAGATTCAAATCATATGCAACTCCGCTACCTTGCTGGTAATAAAACGGCCTTGCGACTCCGGATGAGCTAGAGTTTATTTTACCAGCCAACGTAACACTCAGTTTTGCAGAAGTTATACCTGACGCGCTAAACGCACCTTCAATACCAACCTCGTTTGGCAACTCAACAGATGCACTTGAAGGGAAGTTAAGCGACTCACAAGCGCCAATCTGTTTGTATTTTTGATTGACATGCTCGCCACCACAGTAAAACCTTTTCACGTCTACCACAGATACATCGTTAGTAACAGAGCCGCCAGAACGAGTTAATGTGCTGTCATCGGCAACTACCCTACTAAAGCCTTGATAACCAGATGTTCTAATTTTAGTCCCATTTGTAAGATATAATCCATTATCTGACCTTGGTGATGGTAATCTAGTTTCTAAACGCCAAATCGGAGCACCTGTTAGTAATGTAAAATTCGATAAAGTCAGCGTTTCAAAAAAGTAAGATGCGTCCTCTACACCACCTAGTTCGGTATTTTCAATTACTGAGTTACCGACTGCACCCCTGCCACCTAACGAACCTATTTTACTATCAGATAACGTCCAATCTTTAACAAAGTTGCCGAACTCGTTTATATCTCCACCTAGTACCAGCGTACAAGGGGTGTAAAGGTTTTTCATCTTAATGCTAGATTCATATCTGCCATGAAGGTAGAACGATACGTTTGCATAAGGTTGAATTACACCTTTAGGCGTATCATCCCAACAATTTTCCATTACCCCGTAAAAGACGCTGGTTATATCGCAAACATGGCGAGTACGGTAGCCGCCACATTCGTATTGAAATGCGTAGCTTCCTCTTGACATTTGCACTGTGTAACCTTCACCTGAATTAATCGCTAAAGGGTAGTGCGAATATGCTTTCCTGACGCTGCATCGAGTAAACTCTCTAAACATAACCAGTGGGCATTTGAGGCTTTCACCCCTAACGTCAATGACGTGAATGTTGTCACAATACTGGAAGAAAAGCGGCCCGATAACGTAGTTCGGCTGAGCTGCGTCAGTTTGCTTCGGTGGAGTACTACCTTGAACGTAAATACCTTCGTCTTTTACACGTAGGTTTTTCACCGTGATGTTTTTAGCACAGTCTGCATTTTTAATAATCTTGACGATGTATGAATCTTGGTCTGCTAAATTAATATCCCAATCGATTATCGCTCCAATGCTTATGTCATTACCGTTTTTATCAACAATTTGCGCATAAGTATAAATTAGCGGGTATAAACCCGATGTTTGTGGTTTGTTGTTAGTTATCTCAATATTTACATAATCGCCAATCTCAATATTACTTGCGTCTGTAACTGATATTACAGAACTTCCTGCTGCGATATTTGACGCAATTGTAGTTTGCGAACTAACAGTACCAATCGCATAAAACATACCCGTGATACGCTTAGTCACTGGGGTAGTAGATTGATTATCCCAAACGATTGGTGTGTAACCATAATCGACAGTACAGTCGTTAGGTAAGCGACAAGGCGTTCTAATCAGCCAACCTCCATCTGCACTATTCGGGTTAGCGTCAATTACGATTGTTTTATAGCCCATTGGCATAGTAGCCAATAAAATAGCCCAAGCATCTTCGATGTAAAGCGACGAACCGGCGTAGCTTGATAGGTAAAACGTTACACCAACAGACGGAGCAATCGACCCATCGTTAAAATACCAGATAACCTCGACTTCTTCGCCGCCTTTAAAACTCCAACCGTTTAAGACAATCTTGCCACCTGAAACGGAATAAGACGTTTTGTTTTGATACTTTCCGTTTACGAACAGATTCGCACTTAAAGGTGTTCTAGAGTCTGCTGGGTCAATTTCAGTTTGCCCCGCTGTTACAGTGACAGTCTCTTTTACTCCAGAGCTAGCGAATGGCGTAAAATTCTTTATTGATTCGCTGTAAGTCGGCAGCACTTTGCCGGTGCGGGTAACAACAAACCCTTCGTTATTGATAAGGTAGTCCAAAACCTTGGCGTCATCGTTAATCACCGCGCTTGTTGCGCTGGGCACTGGAACTGTTGGTCTTGGTAAATCGAAATTATCGTTAGCCATTATTAAGCCCTTAGTTAGTCATTCTCATAGATTTTATCATTATATGCCGCCAGACTCACTGTCATAGTTTGATCATCATGCGTTTGTATGTCGGTAATGATGTAATCAGTGCCAGCGTACTCATCATCCGTGGTGATGATGTATCGACTTCCAAGTTGAATAACGTTGCCGTCAGCAGTGTAACCTCCGTTAAGGCCAACAGCGCGGAATCCTTTGGTCGTGTAGCTTAACGCCTCGCATTGCACCAGATTTGTTAGCTCGCCATCATCATTGGTGATTTGCACAAAGTACGTTTTTCCAGTCTCGGGTAAAAACGACTCGCTTGTCAGATAGTCATCACCGATGATATGCAAAACCTCACCATCGAATATTTCAGCATCGTTAATGTCAGCAAAGCGCACCCTGTCAGTGATTTTACCTGCAAAGCCATCGTGCAGAATATCCACTTCGGCGGTTCTGCGTGAATACAGGATTTTCCTAATCTCAACATCAGCGCGGTTTTCTGCCTGCGCAAGAGACTGGCAGCCAGGCAATTTAATCTCTTTAGGATATTGCCCAACCGTGTTAACTATCGCGCCACCGCTGATTGAACGATAAATCACGCGCTCAATGTTCTCAGGAAGCGACACATAAGTCAGTGCAATAGAGTCTTTGTCGCTTGGCAGGAATTGCTTAAATGCCTGCGTTGGCTGTGATTTCTTGCTGATGTTGCGGCGGTTATACATAGCAACAGGGAATGGCTTGGCTTGGTCTCGCTCGAAATACCACTGTTGATAAGCTCTGAAAGGCACCACCCGAGCAACATCGCAAATCGTTTGCACGCGCTCGGCCATGGATACATCGCGGTCATCAAAGGTGAAATCAAACGTCCTAAGATTTAGCGGCAGCGCGTCATTGATTGCGTAAAGCCCAGCTAAGTCAACAGATGCAGGATCTCGCTTACCTTTAACAATAAGCGTATAGGCAGCGGCATCTGCGAAATCGCGAGTTGTCACCAAATTTGTCAGCTCAAGATCGTTAGTGACCCTGTTGTAATATGGAAGTTTCCTAGTTAGCTCGCAGTTAATTTTAGATTGACGTCCGCCTACTAATCGCTCATTAGCCCTGCGCTCTACCCATAACAGCGTAACATTGCCATAGTCTGGATTTGGCTGATACTCAACACTAACAAGCTGCTCAAGCTCGACAACTTCGCTTGATGCATCATTGCGCTCATTGCTTGTGCGCTTTGCTCTGCCTTGATAGATGCCGATTGGCAGCCCTGTAAAATAGTAAGTCCTGAATTGTGGATCTAGACTGTTGCCTGTGATTGATAGGCTTTGAGATGCCGTGTAACCGCCGACAACGGGTACACCAGCAGAATCAACCTGTCTAATCTCAAGCGTAAAATCAACTTTTAATTGGCCGCCGTCTTGCGTTCTGATACCGCGAGGCATGATCATGTGGAACCAAACTTCTTGCGTCTTGGTGCCACTGGTTGTGTACCAGCCAACCCACCCGCCAATTTCGCCAGATGAATCGGCAAGCTCAACTTCAATCGTTGACGTTGAATCTGGCGCACTTGTATGTGATGAGCCAGTTGGCATGGTGATAGTGTTGTTGTCGTAATCGATTGATGTTATTTGCCAAGTGCCATTCAAAACAACAACTTCTGGAAATCCAATTGCTGTTTCTGTAACTTTAACATTTACATAAGTGCCAACTGACAACCCTAAGTTTGTGATAATATCACTGCCAACAAATACTGTGCTGTAGCCGGACGAAGAAGCCATGGCGTCATCGCTAGCGACAACAGTACCAGAAATAGACTCAGAGTTTGGAGCCTCAAGCGCCTGAGACGTAATTTCGTTCGTCTCGCGCACGATTAGACGCTGACTCTCTGGTGGCAAAGTACCGGGCGCTGGCGGCATTTGACCGTCCCACTTCCAAGGCTCGTATTTTGTGTAAGAAGACCCAGGTATCGAATCCAAATCGGTGTCACCGCTTCGGACTTTTATCAGGTCATACTCACCAACACCGATGCAGAATAACTCGCTCTGGATTTTCAGGTTATTGTCGTAAACGTACCAAGAAGGCTGAATAAAGTCTGGATAGCAAACAGGAGAGCCAAAAACCTCTGGGATTGCTTCATTTGGCCTGTATTCGTTGGTCGCAGCATTTAACTTGCTGTTGGGGCTGCTTCCTTGCTGTTCTGCGTTGCCGGGATTAACTGATGGAGCCAAAGCAATGGCGACTACCGCCGCAACGATTGCCACAACAGCATAGATGACAACTTCCCATCCTTGATAAGTGATGATATCAACGCGATCCATTGTTTCTAGCAAGAAATCAACTTTACGGTCTAAATCCTCACCAGCACCACCATCTTTGGTATCGTAAAGCAATTTACCGTTTACATAAACAGCCGCAGACAGTCCGCCAAAGTTAGGCTCGAAATTATCAATCAAGAAATCTAGCAGGCATGTGCCATTATCTACCTGCTTAAAAAAGTTAGGTCGGATGCCGCTGGCTGCGTCAAAGTGTCGAATTATTGGCATAGCGTCTGTACTCGGTTCTGTGGAATCTCATTGATACGATGTGCTTACGCTCCCATTTTACACCACCAACACCAGATTCCCCCGAAGAATGTAATATGCCGCCACAAAGAACACGTCCAACATGTGTAAATCGGCCTTTGTGGTCAAAGTAAGCCACCACATCACCGTCATTTCCGAGCTGATTTTCAGACAAAACCCACCAAGGCTTTATTATCTCTGTGGATGCCGCTCTATGCGTCTTTGTTTTTGCTTGAATGTAGCCTTCTATTGACGGCAACTTAACTTCATCAATCTGCTCAAATGACGCAATAACAAGGCCCCAGCAGTCGTAAGCATCTGGCCCAGTCGCACGATTAACCCAAGGCTTTCCCATGGTCTTAGTGATGAACTCTTGCGCTGTCATGACAGCACCGTTAAGCCGGGGAATCTTTCTGCTGTGTAAATCTCGGCAACATTGATCGCCGCTGGATTGTCGTCTGACGCCAAGATTGCCACGTTTTGACCTTCGATAATCACGTCTTTAACCCACATTTCCAAAGAGTAGGCCTCAACGTTGTCAATAAACTCGCGATAGATAAACGATGTTGTGGCTGTGTTTGGGTTAGCCAAATTATAGGCGTCTATTGCTTGTAGGTGTTTTTTTACTTGCGTGCCGACTCTGCCAATGTCGATTTTCATCGACAGGGTGCCGTACTGGTTCATGCTAGGCAGCCCTACCGCCATTTGAATTGGCTCAAACGTGACCTGAGTGCCATTCTTTAGCGTCAAAGTTTTGGTATAGAACTGCCCACCAACATAGCGAATCGTGCTGATTGCTGGATGGCTAATCTCAAATGTTCGGTAAAACTTTTTCTTTTGCTGCTGCGCGTGAAATTGTCTAGATGTCATTATGATGCCTCTGGCCAGCTTAGATTGATGGCGATATCTAAAAGGTTGCCCGCATTTTCAATACTTGTGCATGGGTTATTTTCGAACATAGCAAGGATCGCATCAGGAAATTCTTCATCACTGCTTACTTCTTCACGGATTAACACTGTGCAAGAGTATGAGAATGTGTTGTTGCTCTGCCCTGTCATCTGAAAACCGGGCGGCAATAACATCACTTCTTGAGTAGTCAGTCCTTCCTCTATTTGCAGCGGCATAGTGAACCAACCGCCAGCATTGGCGAAGTTGTATTTATACTGCCACACCCGAAACGCCCGAGCCTCACTGCGATTGAATGTAAAACTCAGGTCATAAATAGTCGGAGTATCTTCGGTGATTAGCTGCGTAAAAGGAGGTCCAGCTTGCACGTCACTGGTGATAAAACCCTGCACTCGCTGGCGCTGCTTGCTGCTCGTTATGCAGCCTTTAAGGCCAATAGGCCATGATGGATATGGCATTAATCTGTTCTCCCCTTAGCGTTAGTGCCAGTGGTTACTGCGCGGTATGTTTCACCCTTGGCGCGGAAATTTGACACCCAGAGTTTAATAAACTGACGTCCTGTAGCTTCATCAAATCCTGATTGCTGGCTCGTGACTTCCATTGGCGAACCTTGGTTGATGATTTGCACGTCAACATTAACGCCTTGACCACCGCCATTCATTGCAGCCATTAAATCGCTGTTACTGACTACTTGGCCACCTTTGCTCCCCATCAGCATTGGGTTTCCGCTTTGCGGGATATAAAGCTCGGTTTTGCCGCCCTCTGCTACTTCGTAGTTTGAGCCGTAGCCTACGCCGCCACCGTATCTGCGACCGCCTGCAACAGAAAGCGCCTGAGTTAGCCCGTAGGTTGCCGTGATGCCAGTGGCAGCAGGAGCAGCGTTAGCGCCATAACTTGCCAATGACACAGCCGCGGCAGCAGGTGCCCAAGCAGCGGCAACTGTAGCGCCAGCGGCAGCCGAAGTTGCAGCAACAGCAGCCTCGGCACTTTGCCCGATGATTGCGTTTTTCACATACTGCAACCCAAGCTGAACAAGTGAGTTTATCGCATCATTAAGAATCGCATTAGCAAGACCTCGCACCGCATCTTGCACGCTCATTGTCTGAGTTAACATGCCGGTAAATACTTGCGACACTGTACCGCTAAGCGAGTTCAGGCCGTCAATCAGCATCTTGTTTCCTGCCGACTGCATGGCAAAACTTTGTTCTGCTGCCAGCATTCTTTGTGACTCATATTGTTGGTCGATGGCCGCACGAGCCTGTACAGCGGTTTCATGGTTGGCAGTTTCAAGCGCTTCATATTCAGCAACTAAAGCTAGCTGCCTGTCGCGCTCTGCTGTTAGCTTGGCTAGCGGATCTTGTCCTGATGCTGCTATCCCGCCAACCTCAGTAGATAGCTTCTCTTGATTGCGCCTTTTTTGTTCTATAGCTTGCGATTCCAGTTGAAGCTCGCGCATCATGATCGCTTCGTATTCTTTTAGTGCCGCAACCCTGTCTTTATTCGCTTGCTGCTCTGCCTCGTATGCCTCTATTTTGTCATAAGCGGCATTGATAGCGGCTTTTTCTTGCTCGTTTGCCCCCTTGAGCGTGGCCGCATATATTGCCGTTTGCCTGTCAGTCTTTCCGATTGTGGCCGCCTGAATTTCAATAGCCTTAACCATGCTGGTTATTTCTTCACGAGTCTTTCCAGCCTCAAGCGATGTTCCTGCAAGCGCCTTTCTAAATTCGTCAGCGGTAATCTGGCCCTCTTTGAATTTTGCAACCAAGTCAGTGGCGGCAAGAACAAGATCGTTACCCATCTTCGTGGTAGTGGCACCAGTAGCCACAAGACCTTTTAGCGCATTTTCTAGGTCGCGCACGTTTGCAGGGGTCTGCTGTGCGACAAATGCAGCAACTGCAAAATTGAAATCCTTGATGGCTTGTCCAGCAGCATTGAATCCGTCAGCTCCCGCTTTTTTACCTGATATTTCCTCGACGACATCATTAAAATTTCTGAACAGGTTAACCGTGTTGGTTGCGTCCTTAGTTAATTCTTGAAGAGCCTTAGCCCCCTCCTTTGTCTGCCGCTCAAGCTCTGACAATGTGGCAGCGATCTTAACTTTAGCTAAATCGCTGCTAATGGCATTCAGCTTTTTCATTTCGTCTGAATATTCAGCAACGCCTTTCGCGCTAAGCGTTAATACTGCCTTGGCGCTTTCAACTGCTTTCTCAAATTTCTCGATGCTTGATGTTGTGTTGCCAAGTGCAAGATGCAGACCGCCAATGATTGCCGTTGCAGCACCGATGCCAGCGCCAACAGCGCCAAGACCGCCTAGCAATTGCGGTAATTGCTGAGACAGTGCAAGAATGGCATTCTGACCGCCTGAAATCTGGTTAGTAAAGTCTGTTATCTGATAGCTGGCGTTTTGCGACACTTGAGCCAGCTTTGACATTTTAGGGGCTGCTTTCTGTGCAGCAGTTCCAGTCTGATTTAGTGATCCAGACGCTTTTCTTGATGCAGGAGTAAGCGACTCAAGCTCTGCCGCTGTTTTATCAACGGCCATTCCGACTTTGTTTAGACCATCTACCGCGGCCTTGTCATCAACCGACACGCCATAGCTTATTGACCCAAGATTAACGTCTGTCATTTATTGCTCCGCTTAGCTTCGATTTCATCAAGGAATGCCATAGCTTTATAGTATTCATCATCAGATGGCGCGTTATTTGATGCTTCTTTTTTATCTGGGAATTTTACTTTTAAAAGCTTATCAAGCTCTGTTTTTGTAAGGCTTTCAGCCTGCTCTTGCGTCATTCCAAGATGAGTCATTGCTATATGAACAAAGTCATAAACGTCAACTTTATCGCACTTATCCCCGCTTTTACCGCTACCATCGCTGATGCCAATTAGTCCATGCTTTAGCAGCACCTTTGAAAATGCGATCATGTGTTCAAGCGGCATAACTCCGGCTTGAAAATAATTAGCCCCGCGCTCCCACTTAATGCGGCCAATCAACTTAGTAATGTCATCTTCACAGCATGATTGCATAACCAATGCGCAGCACTGATAAAGCATTCGCTTATAAACTGCTGCCATTTCCTTGAATCCAGCAGATGCGCTTAATTGAGATCTGTATTCAAGTTGGCCGTTAATGTCGGCAAACATTTGCACAATTTGCTCAGGCTCGCATATAGAGCGTATGTTTTTAAATGTCGGGTAGAACTCGAATCGACCAAATTCAGAATCAATGTATGCGTGGCCTATGTCATGCCTCATAAAAACCCCAAAAAAAATGGCAGCCTAATGACTGCCATTATATAACAATTTGCGACTATGGCGCAGGAGTTACTGACACCATTGTTGCATTGTACTCTGATTCAGTAATGTCAAACTGAACATCGAATGTCACAAAATCAGTTGTGTCTCCAGTGCGAGCATAAGACGACATCACGCAGAACGGACGGAATGTCAAATCAGGGAAGGTTAGGCGAACATACAGGCGAAGGCCGTCACCAGCAGCGTTTTCGAAGTATGCTTGCGCAAGCGCTAGGTGATTAGCATCATCCTTTTTGCACTTGCCAGATCCTGAGACAGTGAAGTTTGCGCCAGTCACCAGCGCTGACGCATAGCCGCCAGCGTCAGTGTCTGTGCGCGTTTGAGTAGTTTCCATGGCTGCTTCAAATGACTTAACAGTCAAAGCGCCAAGGCGTAAAAATGTCAGTGTTGATGGATCAACGTTACCGCAGGCAATCGCGAACTCTAGCGGTACGGATTTGCCAGCGTAATCGCCGGAGCCACAATTTTGAATTGCCATTAGCAAAATCCTCTATCAGTTAAAATTTCAAGTTCAATATTCACAATCGGCCTGCCAGATGCGGTAAACATAACAGGCAAGGCAAACGACTGTGGATTCACAGTTATTATATCACTGTATTCCTGTTGCAGGAAAAATAGGTCTTGGATTTGCTTAGCCCTGCCTTTGCAAATCTCAGCATCTGCCAAATCTTCGAGGCCGACAAAGTAAATCGACACAGCAACCTTCTGGCCGATGATGTCACCGCCAATGCTGCCTGACTCGCGAATGATAATGCCGCGCTCATCAAGCAAGTCATCCTCGCGGAATGTGATTAGCTGTACCTGTGGCGATGGCTGCGTATCTCCATTTGCGTCAATCCAGCCAGACAGCATGCCGCCATCTTCAAGAATTTTTCTTACTTGTCGTTCAATTATCATAATCTGTATGACGCCTTAATTACTGCCATGATATCTGACCCAGCCTCTGGCGATTCAAAACCATCACGCATAAAGTGTGGCCCCGCTGCTGGCTTCTTGCTTGGCTTCCAATTCTCGTTTTCCTCAAGCCAAAGTGCATAGTTAAACCCAGTTACATCAGCAAAGCCGTCACGAAAATAAAGCACTGCTGATGACTGCGACACCCTGAAATCAATCGAGTTAATCAGCGTTGCTGTATCAACTGGCGTTTTTAGTATGACATGACCTTTGGCCGTCATCATGATCGCAGTTAGCGCCTTCTCGGTATTCTTATCAATCTGCACTTTAAGATTGCCGATGTTGCGCCTGATTTGAGCAACCCCTTTTACGGTCATGTCATCACCGTGTAGTCAGGCTTTTCTGCTGCGCCAAACATTTCGGCACCGTCAATCTTCATCACTCGCACATCCTCAGCGCCTGATTTTGGATTTCCAGTAAGCTCGCCTAATTGGATTTTATCGCCTACTTTTAGCGGTGGCAAAAACGCGCCGCCAGCGGTTAGCATCTCAGTCCAGTATGTAGACTTTGGCACAAACTTAACGCCAGTGCTGTCAACGTACTCTTTTGATGAGCCGATTTGATACGAAACTAGCACATACTCAGGCACAGACCAAACATAGCCGCCAGCCTCGTTTCTAGCGCCTCTACGCCAGATCGTTGCTACTACCTTGTTGGCCCATCTTGCGATTGATGACATTAGCAAACACCTGTTTTACATCTGCGACCAGACGCGCCAATTGCAAACTTAGAACCAGGAAACATATCCGACAAACAGCCAGCACTATCAAGCGCCTCGATTGCTTTTTTCAGCGTTAGCTCTGAGTTTGGATCGTAAAAACTATATCCTTGAGACGCTCCAGACGGTGCGCGCTGCGATGTAATTTGCCGCTGGCCACCATTGGCCGCGCTGCACATCATCGCAATGTAGTAGAATTTGAGCAGCTTAATAGTTCCGCTTGGATAGTTGGCATCAAGGCAAGCGTCTTTGCCATCAACCGATTCGATATGCAAATTAACCATGACCTCTGGGCAGTCTGCGTAACCAGGCATTGCCGCGTAAAATTCTTGAGCAGTAATTGTAGTCGGCATCTAAAGCGCTCCGAATGCTTTTAATGCTGCCGCTATCGAGCCAGCAGCGATAAAAATCATACCGATGAAGTGAGTTTTTTCAGTTCTTAGTCGTTCACCATCTTTGGTTTCAATCGTGTTAATTCTGATAGCCAGTAAATCCACTCTATCAAGAGCCTTTTTCCCAATTTCGGTGCTTGAGTCCAGCTTGTGGCACATGACCATGATGGCCGCTGTATTCTCGCGCATTTCAGCCGTCTGCTTTTCTTGACTTTCAATAAGCTTTTCTACGCTTCCGCGCAGATGGTCTTGCTCCTGCTCAACTCGATCAATGCGGCTTTCCATGCTCATTGCCTGTTTTCCTTGCGCCATAAAATGAACGCCCCGTTAATTTTTCGACTAATGACGTTATCTGACGCCAACCATGCTACTGCGATATCTAATTGTATCGCATATTGCTGGTGTAACAAATAAATATCAGAATACCAGTCCATCGACAAGGCCGAGAAGAACGCTCCTAGCGCGTTATAAATTGACGATAGCGTTATGACGCAAGCGTAAAACTTAACAAGGATTGTGCGCTTGCAGAGTGACAGGAGCGCGATTATTACTAGGGTGTTTAGTGCTGTTATTAGTAAGTACCACAAAGCCGCACTGTGATGGCTGATTGTTATTGGGGAAAAAACAGATTTAAGCGACCCAAAGAAAGACTCTATAAGCGCGATGTTTATCACGTAATAAACAGCAATAACTAACGGCACTCGCCTATCATTTTTAGAAAAAGCAAAGGCCGCTAAAACAGCGGCCAATCCAATGTAGTTTTCCATAATCGCCCCTTTAGGCGACTAGGTCGCCTACTCTTCTTCTGACTGATCCTGTTGCTGCTGTTGGCGCTTTGGATCTGTTTCTACTGGTGGATTAGCTGGCATCTTTACTGCTCCAAAATGAAATGCATTATTGCAATTTCATTTTATCAGATGTCCTCCAAGTCTCTCAGCCTTTGTTCGTGATTCTTTTGTTTGCGCTCAATCTCATTAGTGACAATAAGCAATTCTTCGACCTTAAGCTTCATATCTTCCCTGTCTGAATCAATGGTGATGCGTATGCCTATGGCTAGCATGGAAAAGCACACTACTACCGCCATAATAATCACAAAGTCAACTCGGTAATGAATCATCACGCAAATCATTACCGACAAAAACGCAATAAACATCCATTCGTAAGCGTTCATACTCGATCCTTGAGTTAGATTTTGCCCTGTAATTCTTTAGCCACTTCAACCAAGTGAGCGATTTTAACATCACAAAAAGCTTCGATTTCATGCACTGGAGCGCCAGTCTTGAGCACAATTTTAAGCGCTGCAATATCTTGGTCGGATGCGTTGGTTGAGCACTTGACCATTTTCAGCAGGCTTTGATCAACATCGGCACGCTTTAGCTCAGCCTTGTGCGCTGCTCCAGTCTTGATCATCATCTTAACAACAGGAATTGACCGCCACTTTAGCTGATGAATTGCTGTGCAGTCTTTTTGTCGCTCTTTGTTGGCTGCGTGATTGGCTTCCATTACATCAGCGTTATACGCCAACACAAGAGTAAATGCTCTTGCGGTACGCTCTCCCAATTGCTTACCACGTCCGCGATAGTTAATCAGCGTATCAACAAATCGCTTTGCTGCTTCCAGTCCTATTGGTGTAATGCTGTGAGTTTTAAGCTTCTTCTTATCTACCATTTCTTATCCTTTTTATTTAATTTTAAATCTATGCTTTACAGTGTCTAACAACTCTATTATTATGTCAATGGACAATTAAATTATGGAGATAAAAACATGAGCAAAGCGAGCTCGCTAGACACTACCAACCTATCAATCCACTGCAATGGCATTGAAGAAGTTGAATCTAGTCTCATCGGTGGCAGTAAACAGTTAGTAACTCTGGTTGATTGCAAGATTGACTCGGTTATCAATCAGATTGGAAGTAAGGCTTTCTTCGATGCATTCGGCTTAGAGGAATTGGCGCAATACATGAAAAATCATGGGTACAAAGTGGAGATTGAAGAATGAAAACTGTAGGTGAATTTGAGAATGCAGGCGTGGTGTTTGTTAACGATGATAAAGGTGAAGGTTTTTTGGTAAAAAAAGCAAGCGTCTTTAATTTGCATAAAACTTGGTCTAATTGCAAAGTAACCTCATTCGCATGGCGCGACCTAACAACAAAGCCTGATAATGCCAAGTTCAAAATCGAGCTTGATACTGCTAATCACCGCTGGCGCCCATCGCTGAATCAAGGCGAAGAATGGCCTGATGAGCAGCGCATCGGTTTTGACAACACAGCGCAGCAGTTTGAAGCGTTGGCGAGTGGTAAAAAGCCGTCAATTAAAATGCTTTCAGTGCTAGAAGAAGTCAAAGAAATTGAATCTGGCTTTATTACTCGCTGTCAATTGATTGCTCCGAGCAGTAAGCAAGTATTCACCCAAGCAATGGCCGATGCTGGTGAGTTGCCGCCAGTTGGTAGTGAGTTCAGAACTGATGGCGACGAAGATTGCGACGATGGATATTGCTACCTGAGATGCGTAGCTCACCACATTGACGGCGGAGTTATTGGGCAGGATGATTCTGCACGTATGTTTTTGGTGATGACTGGAGCGTTAGCGCTAGAAAACCTCACGCAAAAGCAAAAGTTTGTTGACGATATGTACTTTGACTTGACTGGAGACATTGCCAGTCATGATGAGATGATGGATAACGATGCTTACGCAAATTGTGAAGTGCTTTACGATGCCGGATACCGCAAATATGCAGACGCTTAAAAACATAATTCTAACCTGCGTATTCATAGTCGTTGTTTACGCAGTGATTGGCGGCTACATTGTCGCGATGTTTAACGGTAAGATGCCGATGATGAAAAATAACGAACCTGCGCGAATGTGCGCAGTGTTTCAAGATGGTACAAGTTTCGGGCGTGATAGCATCATATCGATTGATGCGTATCACGAAAAGACAAAGCAGAGTTTTGATTATCAGGAGTGTGGTAAATGAATATTAAGTTTATTAGAAATGTAGCGTTAGACGCATTACTGTTGTGGCCGTGCATTGCTCTTGCTGGAATTTATGGAAATGTTTACGCTGAAAACGCCATAAGTTTTTACGGTATTTTTTCACTTATTGTTGGGTGTTTATTAATTATTGCTGTTGGAAAAATGGATCTTAAACCAGAATTTAAGCGAACCAAAAGCCACTTAAAATACATGCAAATATCATCTGGATTAGAGGTTTTGGCTTGTGCAATATTTGGATGGTACTGGGTAGCTGCCGGATTTACTGTTTTTGGAATGGCCTTCTCAATGCTACAAGACCGGATTAACAAAGAACATCCAGAGTTTTGACTAACAAAAAGCCCTCACTCCGAGGGCTTTTTCCATCCTTGTCGCCAATCCCTTGACGTTATCCTTATGTTGCATTATACAACAATTAGGAAACATTTACATCAAGCTAAAGGCAAATCAAGTACGCTGCGGTATCGGAATATTAGGTATCGTATCGGCCATGATAAACCTCTTAGTAAGTGACCAGTAAGGCTTCTAGTCCAGTACCGCCAGTGATGGTTGTCACACCCTTAAGTTTGACGCGCAGGTCTGACAGATAGACTGATACGGCGTCGTTTGCTGGCACTGTCACCGCTTCGGCTGCAACAGTAACCACGCCGATTTCGCCGCATCGGAATGTTGCAGGAGCATCATCACCAATCATTGTGATAGCAATTGGCGAAGCGGTTGGGTTTTTCAGAATTAGAGATTGATTATTGATTTGATCAGCCGTGAATGTATCGGTGCCATTAAGCGTGACAAAATCCAAACCTGTGTTACCTGGCGTTTTGATGAGTACAGATGTAAATGCTGGCATTTGTTAAATTCCTATGCGATTAAGTTAACTGATTATAACACGTTATTACTGGCAATAAAAAACCCGCCGAAGCGGGTCTTTTTTTTACTTTGAGTTACTCAGCTTTAGCGCGTTTCGGCTTCTGCTCTGGCTCGGCTTCCGGCTCTTGCCATGCTGCACTAAACTTCAGCGCGTCAGGCAGTTTGCCTTTCTCGTGCTCGAGCTTTTGCCCGTACACCAGCTTAAGCTCAGGAATGTCTCGCGTCACGATATAAGCCATGACTCACCCCTTAAGAAATCACTGATGCGTAGAACACGCCTTTCTTGCCGTTTTGGGTAGAAGTAATCTTCAGGCCCTGAGCTGACACTAAGCAAGTGTTGTAGTTCTCGTACGGGTCTAGACGGGTTTTCATGTAGCTCGTCATTGGCAATGCAACGATTGGGCTAATGATTTCCTTGTCGCGAACGTAACCGATGAACTCGTTACCAGTCAGTGCGAAGTCCTGCTCAATGCTGCCAATGTGCGGAGCGAAGCGCAACACTTGATCCAGCAGAGTGCCAGCCTTGAACTCAGCAGCACCAGACAGCGGTTGTAACAGGTTAGTCATGATTTCAGGCGACACATAAACCTTGTCGATCTTAGTCACAACGTTGTCATTGCAAACGGTCTTCATGTACTGGTTGAAGAACGCGATCACAGCATCAGACGCGGCAGTCGCTAAGTTGATGTTAGCGCCAGCAGCTCCCAAGTTGATTTGGTAGGTGTTGCGGTGATTCTTGATGCCTTGACCTACTTGGCCGTCAGCAGTGATGGTGGCATCACCGTTCAGCATGTAGTCGCCAACATCCCAGCCAAGCTTGACACGCTTCAGGCGCAGAGCTTGCAGCATCAAATCAACACCTTCTGAGCGCAGACCCATGTACTTGCGATAGTTCATGCCCACGCCACCAGTAAATACGGGGATTGGGTTTTTATCTGTAGCAGTGCTGATGTCGTCAAACTCTTTCAACAGACCGAAGTCCATTCCACGGCGGATCTCATCGCTGATATCGCCTGATGTAACGTTGACGTATGACAGCTTGCCAATATCAACAGGGGTCGCGATGCCTGCTAAGTCGTTTAAGAAAACGTACTTGTCGTTGAATCGCACGCCTTGGATAACACGGTCAACTTCTTGGAAGAAGTCTTTCGTAGGGATACCAGCGTTAGTTGCTAAGTCGCCTGCATCACGCAGACCTTTTGCCATTTCCAACTGGCGATTCATCCAGTATTCACGGCGAGAAAGCCACTCTTGCGCCTGCTCTTGAGCTGCACGGCCAAGCGACAGGTAATCTTTGTTAAAAACGATAGTCATGTTTTACCCCTTACTTGACTGTTACGCTGATTAAAGCGGTTACCCCGACACCAGTGGTAATCGCTTCGTTTGCCCAGAATAAACCTTCACCAGCAGTTCCGGTTGTGGTCAGTAGTCCGCTAGCATTTACAAACAGCTCAGCATCTAACGCCACGGTTTGAGATGCCGCGAGGCGCAATGCAAAGGTGCGACCAGAAACAACTTTGTCGCCGTTGATGTTGTAGTCGGCGGCAATCGGGAAATCAACGCTAGTGCTGATGTCGCTAGTGTGAACAGCGTACAAGCGCTTTAAACCATCGTCAGCGGCAGCAAATTTGCCGCTAACTAGATTTACCAGAGTGCCAGCTTTGGTTTCTGCCGTTGCTGGTGCCGAGACGATATCTTGCAGACCATCTAAATTAATGCGATTCCAGGCCATGTGTTAGCCCTCCAATTCTTGGAAATAGTTAGCGCCGAAGATGGATTCATCTTGCTTACCTTGATAACCACCAGCCGCATTCGCAGTGATTGGAGCATTCACGCCTGCCAGCTTGCGTAAAGTGTTTACGCTCATTTCAGCGGCTTCAGCTTCGTCAATGCCCAACTTATTGGCATAGGCTTTCTTTTCTTCGGCTTCAGCATCGGCCTTTTTCTTTTTCTCGGCTTCTGCGTCAGATTCCATTTTGTCCATCTTGGCTTTCATTTCAGCGTTAGACTGGATCAAAGCTTGAGCCCAAGCCGGTGTTTCTTTATCAGAATTTCCAGCATTTGCAGTAAGCATTGTTTCGTATTGTTTCAGCAGGTCAGCATCGGAGATATCGGAATTAACCGTAACGCCCTTGGCCGCCAACGCTGCAAGCATTTTCTCGCGCATTGCATCACCCTCTTGGTTATTAAATTGCTCTTGGCTATTGTAACCTGTTTTTTTGTTATTACCAAAATCAGATTCAGGTTGCTCATATTCAACTTTTTTTACTACTACCATGGGATTACCAGCAAATGCAATTTGACCATCTTCAATCATGTACATTTGCTTCATAAGCTTTCCATCTTGCTTATAGATAAAATAATCTGAATAAACGTCTGTAGGCCATAACCATCTTTCGCCATCTGTTTTTCCTTTGTTTAATTCTGACTCGATTAGCGAACGCCTATCATCAAGGCTGGTTTCTGAGTTAATACCAAGAAACTGAGCAAACTTTTCCATAATTGTATTGATCGTGGTTTTTTCTTTTGGCATTTCATCTGCTCCAATTATTCTGTCAATGTTAACAACCATCACGCCTGCGTCAGCGTTGAATCTTACCATGGTATTATCACCACCAGCAGGGCGTTCATTGTCGTGCAAGAATGCTAAATGATCATAGCGCTGATTGGTCGCCAGCACCTCCCCCGCTTCGTTGGTAACTGGAATCAGGTTTAATCCAGTTGATACACCAAACGATTCTTTGCGCTCAAGCTTATCGGCAAAGTAAGCGCCCAGCTCATTCTCAGCGTTGCGCATCATCTTCTTGCTAGCTTTGACGTCCACATAGTTTACGCCGTTTGAGTTGTAGTGTTTAACAACATCCGAGCCTATGTACCACTGTTGGCGATCTTCATTCACGCTTATTGGGTATCCATCGCGGACTGGATGCCCGCCAGTGATTGGCTTCTGGTTAATGGTCGGCAGGCCCTTGGCGTTTTCGTCCTCTGGGTATTTGATGCCGTTCATCATTGCATTGTCCACGGTCACGGGAATGCCACGGATTAACCAGTAGTTTCCGTTGTCCACGATTTGCGATTTGCGCACCGTGGAATTGATCATGATTTGGTTGATAGTCATGTTTTGCGCCCTTTGTGCCTTTTCAACGATTTGTTTTGACCAATTATAACCCGCTTCACCACCCCAACCCAAATAAGCCTGATATCCCTTAGAATCCTTTCCCCAGCCTTCGCCCTGCTTATCGACCTCATGACGCTTAAAAAACGAATACATGCGCTTTACGGTATCAAGCGAAAGCGCCTCAGAAGCGATTAGCTGCCTCGCACTGGTTAAGCCTACCATAGTCATGCCCTTATTGCTTTCGGGCTGTCTATCGCGTATTTAGAGGGCTTTACGGGACGATGCCATCATAGCCTCGGTTGGCTTGTATGTTTCTGCGTTAATTCCTTGCTTAATCATGCTTCCATCCATGTCTGATTACATTGTGAACATCATATCACTAAGGCCTGTGTTTTTCCTGTGTAAAACTACACAGATGCAAGCTATTGAAATACTTATGAAATATATAAAACCTGTGTAACCTGTGTATTTTGTGAAATCAAAAACACAGATGCAAGCTTATGATTTATAATGATAAAGTGACTTTTTTGTGTATTTTCCTGTGTTTTTCTTATATGAGTATGTCTACGCGCGTGCGCGCACGTATACCTATAAATTATTTTTTTATTATTATATATATATTATTAATGATATTAATGATATTTACACAAATTTTCCTGTTTTTATTGCACAATCAACGACTTACACATGTGTTTTTAATACACAAGAATACACAAAAACACACAGATTTACACAGGTTTTGATTGAAATACCATAGCTATCAATGACTTGCGAGTGTGGTAAAAATACACAGGTTTACACAGGTTATGAAGGAGTGGCAGGAAATGGCAGGAAATAAAAAACCCGCACTAGGCGGGTTGGTTGTCTTTCTTCGTGGTTAATCTGCTTTCATGCACGCAAGCATGGCGGCGTTCTTGGTGTCAGTCACCTGTTTGCTCTGCATGACCTCGGATGAGTACCGAGTGTTGGCTGAATAAATCTCAATCATCAGCGGATGCAGCGACTCAAACCCCTTAAGTCCAAGCATCGCATCCAGCGAAGTGCCGTCCTGATGAGCTTTAGCAATAAGACCTGCGACCTCCGCCATCTCGGTGCAGGCCTTTACTTTTTCGTCTGCTATCGCGCAAAGCGGGGCAATGGCGGCCAATGCAACACATATTAACCTTTTCATTTCTCGTTCCTCTTTATCTAATCACCGGTATCGGAAACCATCCTACAGGTTTTTTCTCATACTCATTTTCAAAGTACATATCATGCCCATCACCATCGTTGCAGTTCATTTGGGCGAAAACCCAGCACTGTTCTGTTCCGTTCCAGTGCCCAACGGTTAAAAACCCAAACCCAGCATCAAGCATGATCATCTCGTTCTTTGGTGCCGTTTTCATTGGTTGCAATTCTATTTTTTGCCACATGCTATTAATCCTCTTTATCCCAGTTATCATCAAACCACTTGTCAAACTCTTCTCGGTTCACTTCATTCACCTTTATCATTTAAAGCTGTCTCAATTCGCTCTAGGATGCGCAATGTGTCATGCATGAAACCAAGTGGTACAAGTGACACAAACATTGCAATAGAAGCCCAACCAGCTTCGTATAAGCTGTATTTGATGGCAGATATGCCAAATAGAACCGCCCCTGTAAAAATCAAAAGCATCAAAACTTGCAGAATTTGTCTTACCATTTTAATTCACTCGCTTTTGGTCGGTAGTGTGGTTTGAATATGACGTTGTTTTCGTCAACTCTTTCAGGTCCAGCGCATTTAGTAATTCCGCATACTCCTACACCTTTAAGGGAGCATCCTGAGCACAAATCTAAACCAGTATATTCATGCTTTACAGCCTTATACTCCTTGCCATTTACCACCACTATGTTGTGATCAATCATTTCTCACACTCCCATTGCGCCTTAAACTCATAAGCGCCAAACCTTGTCAGTATTTCGTTTAGTTCGGTGTCGTCCATCTCTTCACCTACTGGACTGGCGACCCAAGCGGCGGTTAGTTGGTGCATCTTGTTAAACTTGGTCAGCATCTCTTTGTGTAACTCGTTACAGCTATTTGCTATCTGCGATTGCATAACTGGATGCGGAGGAGCGAGTATTTCAAGCTTGCTGTACTCTTGGTCGTCTTGTCTGCGCCCAGTAACGATACAATGCTGAATCCATTTGTGCGGCACATCAGCAATCGCTCCGGCCAGTGTCTCGCTAATGCGCTCGATGCGTTTCTTTTTGCGGTTCCAGACTTGAACTTTACCGTCATTCTGCCCAGCTACGAATACAATTAGTAGGTCTTTAACGACTAACCTGGCGATTGTGTAATAGCGCTTAGCTGCGGTTTTGTGTGGTCTACTAGCCATGAGCAGCACTCCTTCTAACCACTGAATTTAGTGCCTTATGCGCCATCATAAAAGGCGCATATTCGCGCCTCTCAAGCTCGTCATATCTTGCCTCTCTTGATATTTTCGAGTGGCGAATATTTGATGCAGTTTTTACCCCTAGATTCTTCCTTGCTCGCCTTACTGTTACCGCGTTGCACTTGACGATAGCCATGATTTCAAGCGTTGAGATGCCTTCTTTGATTAGCTTTTCGCACTGGTCGAGTTTTGTTTGTTTCACGCGTTTATCTCCACAATTAAACATATTAGAATAGTAAACCCTCGTAATTCGCTAGTCAATGGAGATTTGGAAGTTGTTTGATTTTTGTTTAGCTGTAGACAGGCGGATGGCAAAACGCAGGCAAAAAAATACCCCAATAAAGGGGCTAAAGGTTGTGGAGACTTAGAGTTGGCATATCTCTATGCTAGGGAAGGTGCTGCGGAAATATTATTCGGCTGGTGACCAGGATGGATTTGAACCATCTTTCCTTACGCAAGGTTGCGACCCTTTAGCGCTTTGCTTTTCCAATTAGCGTCTCTTAATCACCATGCGAATAAAATTTATTGCATCACTCACGCTTCACAGCGTTAGCTTTGCTTGCCTGCTATCGCTTCGGCTGCGAGATTGATCACCTCCTTGCGTTGATGAACAACTAATGTGCAAATCGACCATGAACACACAATCCGTTAGCACATTGAGAAAGTGTTTCGCCAGTCGCAATCTGGCTGTTGGTCGAACCGCCTATTTAATCAGCAGGCCATTAAAACACCTTCACAATATGCACCGCTTACGGCGGTGAGTCGTTTACCATAAATGCAGGCAGCCAACCCGCCAAGATTGACACTGCCTGTTTGCACTATCTCGCTATCAAAAATAGCCTGCCAGTTAAATATCCACCATTCACCTATCTTTGTCAACAACTATTTTCGCCCAATCTTGCAAAGCCTTTAATTTTGCTTCACACCTGTCGGCATCTCGTCCGATTGCCGCAATGCTTCTTGCAGTCGATGCTGGTAGCTCTGCTGTTGTGTATTCTTCTCCATTGCCCATAATGGAGGCGCTGGTATCTCGCACTGAACAATCAGCGGCTTTGGTGATGACGCGCACCCGCCAAGGCCGATTAGCAAGCTCAGTATTAAGTCGGTCATTTTCAGATTGTGCATTTTGATACTTCTCCCAGGCTTCTCGCTCGCTTTGTTCTGCCGCTTCGTCTTTCTGCTTGCGCTGCTCATTGAGTTTAGTTAGCGCGCTAGCTGTCGCTTCGTTCATGACTGACTTTTCAGCAAGCCAATCGCTCATCACTGAATCATGGCCGTATTTGTAGCCGCCGAAAGTTGACAGTGCCAGCAGTCCAAGCGCAATAGCAATCTTAATCGTTAGCGGATTTATTGGCATGATTGACTCCCTCGTATTTTGATTGCACAGCCTTGGCCCAGCCGCCAGAGCCAACGAGCGCAAGACCTGCTGTTATAGCAGTACCTGCGTGAGTCGCGTCAATAAACATGGCCGCCGCACCTGCAACGGCCACCAGCGAGCCGACAATCATCGAAATCATAAACCCCAAGCGCATCATTGAATATTTGCCTGTTGCGCTGCACAAAAAGAAATTTCGCATCATAAAACTCGCCCGATCAAACAAATCTGCTGCCAAGCTTGCTCTTCAGTAAGTATTAAAAAATCAATTAAGCGCATATAGCCTCCAAATAGTCAGCCTCTTTATTTCTGCGTGTCGGGTATCTGTCACCAAAGTTGCGAAGCTCGGCAACTGCCTGCGGCCAATCCTGCTTGGTGCAGGCTCGCCAAAGCTTAGGGCATCTTGTGTCAACATTGCCGTATTGAAACGCCACAGAAGCAAGTACCGTTTGCGCTTCGTCTGGTAGCGACTCAAAACAGGATCCTGAATCTCTTAGGTATTCACGCGACAAGTGATCGAGCGTTTTGCTATGGCTGAATGCGTCTAAATCATCAGCCTCGTCTTGTGTGATGTTAAGTGGTGATTTTCTTAACTCAGCAATGGCGGCATTGCCTTTCAGTCCGACAAAGCGATACAGCTTGCCGTACAAGTCATGACTAAAAGCCATTTGCAGTTGAGCAACGGAATGCTGGCCCAAGTCAAAGCCAGTGGCGATAGTAACGCCTGATTTGCTGTTGCCAGCGTCAGGCACGCACCCTTGCAGCACTTGACCTCCTTCCAGTGTTGAGATAAAACCGAAATTAACCATATAGTCACCAATGCGCAATGCGCCAATAAAAAGCCCCGAGATGGGGCTATTTTAACATGGAATGGTTATTTTGTGGTTGGCGGATTTGGTAGCGGCATCCAGTGGGTTACTTGTGATGCGTGATACCCTATGTATGACCCATCCATGTCAAATAAATCGCCTTCATCACCAACGCTAACCATGTTTATGTAAAAATCACCGTTAGCCAATGGGATTGCAACTACGCAACTCCACTTAATGTGATGATCATCAACACTAATCCAACCATCTGCGCGGGTGTTCCATTCGCTAACAACACAATCACGACTGTTAGACCAATGCGTGAAAGCGCTTTCACACTGAGTGTTGGAGCACTTTACTGCAAACATTCCGTGTTTATCGCTACTAACTTTCTCTGGGGTCACACCGCAAAACGGACAAATTCTTTAATTCACTCATTTTTCACCTCTCGCTTCTGCTAGCAGGCTTTCAATTTCATTAGCTACAGTATGAGCATTTATATCAGTCATCATTGATGATAGCTTTGATAGCATCTCATACATGTCAGGGGATTTTTCCATTAACTTAGCATCAGGATGGTCTATTCCCTGACACCAATCTCTATGATGCTCCCTGCCATTTATATCTACAGCCAATGATTCAGCCTTTACACCCTGCAAGATGTGTCCATCAACGATCTCTGTGAATGTTGGAGTTGCGCTATGCATCCCCCATCTTTCAAAGCGCAAAACTTCATTACCCCTTGCGCTTAGAAAAACTCTCTTATTTCTTCTATTAATTTCCCACTTCCACGGCCCTTTAGTAAATTTAGCATCACTCATCACAACCTCCATCAATCACAATTTTCTCAGCGTGAACACTGGGCTGCTCACACGACATTTTCCAAAGTGGCGATGCGTTATCATCTAGAAACGCGATCGCCTGTTCTCTTGTTAATTTTCCGTACCACATGCAGTATTCGATAAGCGATTCAGCGTAAGGTGTCATCACCAAACCACCATCACAGCCACGAATACGACTATCAACACGCATGACGCTATAACATCGCCAACGTGAGACTTGCCGATGAATATGCAGCCTTTAGTGCTCTTACGAAAGCTTGCGCTCCACTTGTTGCGCTCGCTGTTCCATTCAAGAATATATTGGTTGTTGTCTTTTAGGTATTTGCCAGTCGCACAGCAGTAATGAGTTGCTCCATCTGGTGCGTTAGCTCGGATTCGTTTAGTCATTTTTATCTCCACAATTTAGTTGACATGCTCATAATATAGCCTTAATCTTTACCTGTCAAACAATGGAGATTAGAAAATGATTAGCTTGCATTACTTTTTTAGCGGAAAGATTTACAACGACGATATGCAAATGACAGGTCACTTTACTGTTGAAGCTATGGGTCAGCGCGATAGTTTCAGCAACTTGCTTAGCGGGGCAGTTAATGATACAGCCAGTAGATTTGGCGTTGATCCAAAGCACGTCCACATCGAAAACATTGTTAAGGTCATCTGATATGAAAATACAATTCAACTTCCTCGGACTATCCTGCGAAGCTGTCGGCAGCATGGAAAACGGCCAGTTCATCGCTAACGCAATCAGCGCCAAGGGATTACTAGACGATGAGGCATTGCCTTCTGCGCTATTCGATGACTTATGCAAGGTGATGGATTCCGCAGCGCAGGATACCAAGGCTTCTTATCGTGATGATACGGCTTGTTTTGGTGAGCAGATATGACCAAACGCCAAGCAATGATAGAAGCGCAAGCAAAAGGTCTGCTAACGTTTCAGTGGCTGCCACATAAATGCGGTCACACAGAATACCGCGCACATTCAAGCATGATGTGCGTTCACTGCGACCGCGAAAGAGTCAAGAAGTACCGCGCAGCAAATAAAGAGCGCTGCGCAAAAATGGTTAGCAATTGGCACAAAAACAACAAGGAGTATCTACGAATGAAAGCAAGGGCGAATAGCGAGACACGAGCAGAGCAATCAGATGCCGCCAAGGTCGCAAACGAATACGGGCTAACCATGCTCGATGTCGTCACAGCATGGGGAAGTCGCGCATCACTGAAAACTATTTTTAGTCAGAATGAAACCAAGTTCAGAATTATCTGCGCTGGAGTTAAGGAGTTGAGCAAATGAACAGACAACAAGCATTAGAATGGCTAGTCGAGAATGTGACCAAGTGGCCTGTTGATCCATCAATGATTTACAGTGAGCAGCCATATGATTTTTGGACATCGTGCGATGAAAGAAATCTTGATGATGTTGTTTTATGCAAGCGGTCAGACATTGAAAATAGCGACAATCAAATCACCCAACAAGAATGGCTAGACGCCACAGACACGCTATGACATGCAACAAAATGGCGTATCAATCACGCAATGACGCGCTAGATGACTATAGACTACTTACAGCGCGAAGCTGTAAGTCTATAGTCGGAGCTAAAATGTATGCTTACCTGTGCCCATGCGGAATGTGGCACTTAACCCGGCAAAGGCCGAATGGCAAAAGAGCGAAGAAATACGCAAAATTTAGAGCACAAAAAAGCCCCGCTTAGGGGCTTTCTTTTTACCTGCCAGCAAAGAACGACTCCCCCTGCTCCTGCGCCTTTTTGTATAGCGCCTGCTGCAACAATTCGCCAGTCTTTTTATCAACCAGTACCGATGTCACAGAGCATAAACATTGAATACGGTTGCCATCCTCAGCCCACCACATTGCCTGCTCGTCAGATGTGTAGGTGTTGCCATGCCTTGCCGCGTGACTTCTGCGAGTGGTTCGAGTTAGCGCTGACAGGTGCATGATCTTCGCCTCGAATCCGCCGTCCGAGTACAGGTTTTCATTCATATCATCGTTAACTTCGAGATAGGCTTGGGCATATGCCGCATTGATTTCTGTCCTAGCGATACGTTCAGCTCGGAACTTATACCCGCCTTGCTCAGGCCATATCTTTTCTTGAATCCGCTTAGCTGCATCTTTGGCGCTGATACCGTCAGCGATAGATTGCGCCATGATGAAGCGTAAATCGTTAATCATCTGGCTGCTTAGGTTGTCCATGTCGTTAAACGTGCGCGATGATATAAGCTCAATAGGTCGCCTATACTGAGGCTGCATCAGCAGGTTTTGAATATCAAGGCCGCGAACCTCGGTTGATATTTCACGCCCGACAACTTGAGCTGTACTGATGTTTTGCAGAGATTGCAGCGAGTCGCTGGCCCCTGCCTCGAATGATGGATTGACGTACTGCGATAGATACCACTGTGGAGACCATAATCCTTGACCATCCATTACCCACTTATTGACGATGCGCGCGATGAGTTGGTCAACAGCGTTTATTTCTGATTGGTCAACCTCGTAGAAATACTTGGTGCGATTGATAACGAAAAGTCCAAGATATTCGGCAGGACAAGCATTACCCCTGAAAATCGGCTCAGCATCTTTGTAAGTTAGTGCACATGAGCCCAAGTCATACCAAACTTTATCGAAGTTAACTCCTATTGCAGAAGCGTTAACCTGTGCGGCCCTGACTAGATTTCTATCAAGAAACTCGGTGATAGCGACAATCGACTCATTCATGGCTCGCTTAATGCGCGTACCAATATCGTCAATTGCTCGCTTTCTTAGGTGGCTGACTCTTGGCCCATTAGGGTCATGTAATCGGTGGATGATTGGGGACGCCATAACAATCTCCTGTTATTGTTATGGCTAGTATATCAGATTTAAACGGTCTTCAGCATTGAGTCGTTTTTCATGAATAGTATCCAGTAATAGTTATTGGATTATTCCCATCAAACCAAAACATTTTTGAACCGCAGCAAGCATCTAATGCAACTTTATTCATTTCTTATCTCCACAAATAAACATGCCACGAATTTATCACTACACCGTGGCACTGTAAAGATAATTATGGATATTAGTCTTGAATATTGTCCTCACTACCAACCAAATCTTCACCAGTATCAACCTGCGCAGGATAATCACAAGCATCACGCATTTCGTATGTCGAGAATACTGCGCCATTTCCTGACTTGTATTCCTTATCGTTGACATTGGCCATGCGCTCAACGATTGCCAATTTGTCTCCCTGAGTAGGCTCGGTTAAGTCAGTCCATTTGATGTAAATCTCGCCTTCTGGTTCTGGCAATAAACCAATCTCAATAAAGCGGTCGATAACATCAAATATCATTTCACTGCACGGGCCTTTTCTGCGCTGCATCATGCTTGATCGGAATGCTAGCGAATCCTCGGTACTTGCTAAGCGTCCAGTTTGATAACCCACAAGCACAGTTGAAGGAATCCGAGCACAGGCTGCCACTTCCTTCTCAATCATTTCAGCGATGTTTTTCGGGTCATGGAATGTTGCGTTGAAAGGTGTTACATCGGCATTGGCAACCATGAGCATAGATTCATTTCCGAGATACCAGTCACGAATATTCTCGTCCATTAATTCAGCAACATCGCTATCAGGATCGGGGATGTTTGACCCGTCTTTTAGCGAGATAACACCGCGCTGGTCATTGCTGCGCTTAATGCCCTCGGCGGATGCCATGCGCGCCTTTTCCCAATCCATGATTGAATATAGGCAGCCTTGCAGCGCTGGAGTGCCGTAAATTGTGCCATCCTCAGAACCTTCCGACATAATGATGATTCGGCTTGGGTGAACTTCCATTGAAAGCTGTTTGCCCGGCTTCGGGTTCACGGCATTCTCGATGAGTTGCCACATTTTAACATCACCATAATTTGGTGAGCCAATATCTTGCTCGTACTCAATCGGAATTAGTTGCGCCTCGTAAAATGGCACTAGCTTAACAAGTTGCCCAGGCACTAATCTATCTAGCGGCTCGCTGGCGGTTCTTGCCTGATTATCTCGCGCGACTATCATCATGCCAGAATACATGCCAAAGCGGTTTTTACGGTCAAGCCCTTTTAAGCGCTCCCAGAATTGAATCTTGCGCGACTTGACAACCTTCATAAATTCTTTGATGAATGCAGAGTTGGCAACCTCTTTAGGCTCGCCCTTTTCATCAAAACTGATTACGTCCAAGATTTCAGGATTAGTTTCCCAACAAGCATCAACAGGCGCGTTGACGACAGCTTTACCCAAGCCTACGCGATTGCCTACAGCGTAAAACTCAGCAAAGCCCGGCGCTTCTGGATAACCATATTGACAAATGATGTTGCGGCCAGCCTCGATGGGATAGCCTGAATACTGCTGAAAAAACTCAAGCGGACGACCTGACTGTCGGTGCTGATTGGATAATGCGTTATTGCGAAACCGTTTCTTGGCCATGATAGCCCCTCTGTGTTAGGTATTGATTGATTTTAACACAGAGGGGTGAAGGTGGGTATTTCTATAAAGCTATCATTCCTCAAACTGCTGGAACTACATTTTCTTTAGATACGCTATATTCTGTCAAAATGTAGTCTCTACCAACGATATCAAAGCCTTTCCCGCTTTCATAATCTTCATCTGTCATTTCAATGGCACAGCCAACAAATGGGTCTAATTCAAATATGTCACCGTTTAGCAGCTTAGCTTGACATGTGTTTGTTGTTTTGTCATAGCTGACTATTTTTATCCTTATTGCAAGCATCACTTCACCTCTCTCTGTTCGTTAACTGATTCACTCGACTGCCAGTTCACCTTCCCATAAGTATCAATAGTAGCAGTCTCTTTGCCGTCCGACATCTCAACGCTTACTTTGCTTGTGCTAAGCAGCTCATAACCGCGACTTGCTAAATTGACAATCTTGACGATTGCGACTCGAGATAGTGGGGTCATTGGTTATCACCTTTTCTGTGCTTATCAATCAAATAGGTAACACCATCTATTACTGCAATCACTGCATAGCAAGATGCCGCTATCATTGCCGCAATAATGGTAAAGAAAATTACCTCTGTCATCATTCTCCATCCCTAATTTCATCAAGAAGGTCATCTATTAGATTGTAAAGCTCTGCTGTATTACAATGCTCTACCTGTATGCGCCTTAGCATTTTAACCATCTTTTCAGCATCTTTAAATTTAACGAATTCGCCATCATCACTGCGCACCATTGCTGTTACGCCGTCAAAACCTTCTGCAATTTTAAATCTTTGCATTTTACTCACCATCCTTAAATCTTGCGCCAGCGTCAAATATCGTTTCAAACCAGTGTTTGTAGTGTGATGATTCATTGTCATGGTCGCTGGTCAATTCAACGCATTTTTCAACAAACAACTCACGCCCTGATTTTTGTTTGATGCGGTAGGTTAAATCTGAGCTCCATCCAGTTGATTCAAATATGCTGCGCCAGATGCGGCTATCATCCATAACATCGACATCACTACCACCACGCCACGCATTAAACAACTTAGCAGCTTGCTCATCACTCAACTCGCACAGTGGCTTGTCGTTGGTGTAGATTGACCATTGTGGTTTAGGGGTGAATGGTGTATATCCGTTGTTTATATAATCACCTTCATTGGACGTGCATAAAGTACCGCTTTTTATCTTCACTCCAATACAATCTCTTTTAGGTGAGTATTCTTTAACAAATTCACCTTCATGCCACATAACACCAAGATTTTCACAAGCATCAAGAAAAACCTCAGCCTCTGGCGTTCCTGCCTTCATATATTTACCTTTCAAATCTTCTATTGTGTACATAATCAATCCTCCAACTCAACATTAACCATCTGACTATCAGCATCACAAGTCAGTGATGCCCCACTTTTCTCGTGCATTATGATTAGTTCAAATAAATCTAGGTCGGCGTAGTTCATAGATATACCCCCGCGATAATCATTGCTGCGAAAAACGCCAATCCCATTAAAAATGAACCAATAAAATCTTTTATATTGCGCATTTCTTTATCTCCATTAATCAACCTGAATAGATAGTAATCCTGCATTAACAACAAGTCAATGCGAGATTTAAAAATAATGGAGATTATCTTCTGCGGCGATATGCCAGGGAGGAGGCGGTGGAGCGTGAACCGTCAATAACTAGGTCTTGTACTGCGTCCATCAGTGTGTCGTACTGGTCGTCATAGCCGCTTTCTTGGTCCATGAGGACGCCAAGAGTTAGTGCGTCAAGTTCAGAAATGAATGGCAACACCCAATCGGTGCTATATGCATTAGTGCCATCATGCCATTTAGTGAAAGGTAGCGGGTTGCCTTCTTCGTCAGATGTCATTGGCAGAAAAACTTTACCCATTTTCATGGTAGGCTGAGTGTTGCAATGACGGGCGTATTTATTTTGCCCTTCTCCGCGCTGCTGCTCCTTGATTGGTATTTTCTTCTCGTCCTTTAACGTCTGGATAAGTCCTTGACCAGCCTGTTTGTCTTCGATTGCTAAGTATCTGATTTTAAACTTTAAAGCACTAGGGATTACGCTGTTCCAGCTATTCCAGCACTCTTTGGCTGTCGTCAAGATTCCTAGCGGGTCAAGTTTGAATCTTTTGCAAGCTGCTACGTAAAGGTTTCCGTCAGAGTCGGTTAATACCAATGTCATGACGTTAAAGTCATTGCTATCTCTGATTTTCCCTGAGTTGGTGTCTACATAGATTGCACCGCCAACGATGTCGGATGGTAAAGTGCTGTACCTTGGGAACCAATCAGTATCAACAAGGCCGCCTGAGTGAGCCACTGGCTCTTGCATGTACTGGCTCATGAATGTGTACGGATCTGCTTCCCATAAGTCCATTAGCTGGTCAATGTCTTCCATCTCAGGCCAGTAAGACCAGTATTCAATTCCTCCTTTAATTCGACTTGGCGAGTCCTTGATTGATTCCCAGCAATCAGCCGCAACTTCTGGCGGCAGTGTGCGCAAAAACTCCTTAGTGATTAACGCAGGGACTTTAATCTGTTTGAATGGGACGCCCATGCCGCCATTAAGGCAGAAGCCAACAGGGTCATCCTTATGAAGCCTTTGCATCACTAGAAAAAACGGGGTCGGATGCTCTTTTGACTTGTCGCCGCGCCGTGACCGCACCGTGTTGTTTAGCTTTCTGTTTAGTGCATCACGCTTTACAGCCGAAAACATATCTTCTGGCTTGGCAGGGTCGTCAAGACTTACCGCTCCAGAAAATCCCTCACCAAAGAAGCCGCCCCTACCACCTGTAATTTGACCGCCCATAGCGCGGGAAATGGTCTCTCCTTTAACCTTCCCTTTCTCGTCAACAATTTGCCATTCTTCGGCCTGATTTGTGCCAAATCCGCAAGGCCAAAGTTCTTGGTATTCTTTTGACGCGATAATGTCTCGGGTTCTGCGGGAGTTGCGCTTAACGAGGGAGTCAGCAAATGAAAGGTTCATGTTCCTGAACCGTTTCAGCTTGCCGATGTTTACCAGCATGTTTGTGTATGCCGGAAGGTGAATTGAGAAATACTCGGTTTTTGTGCCGCCAGGAGGGAAGCATATTGCTAATGACTGCGATGAATCCCCGTGCCTAACAACTTTATCAACTTCGTTTGCAGCATAGCGATGATGCCAGTTAACTAGCAGCTCATCGCCTTGCATCAGCTCAAACCATATGCGAGTGAAGTTTAGGAATGATTCCTCTGATAATTCCTTTATCGCAAGACGTTCATAGAAATCCATTTCAAGCCAGTCTTTGTTATCAAATAGACTCACTTGATTTTCTCGCGCAGTTTCTCTTGTGCCTTGCGGTACATTTCAGAATCGAAGGTGTTCCCGTTAGGGCTTAGGGAGCCGTCAGATGATGATAAATCTTTCTTGTCGATAAGACCTAAATCACGCGCAATGATATTGGCGTTAAGCAGGTCAGCAGATGCTCCAGCGAACTTCTGGTCATAGATGACGCCCTTTATCTCGCGCACGACACCGATAAAATCTTCTCTATTTCCGTACGCCAGAAGCGTGTCTTGGTCTATTCCTAGGAAGAAGCAAAGCCCTTGAATCGTCATCGCTCGCATCTTTGGCAATGACTCAATCCAGCTCTCACCTTTAAACGAGAACGCCTTGGCCTCGTAAAGCGGGTTATCCTCTACCCATTGAAAATACTCGCAAGAAGCATCCCATAGTTGCTCTTGAGTTTCAAAAATCTTGCCTCGTCCGTGAGAGCTTCTAGCCTTCCAAAATTGGTTTCCTTTCGGAGCAGCCATAGCTACCTCTAAATAACTAAAATTTACCCTATTTTACCACATTCTCACTGTCTTGGCTTTTCTTGTTATTGCCAAAGATTTCCTCGAATGCGTCTTGTTCTTTTGGTGTTAGCATCAATCTTTCCTCAAAATTCTGAAATAGCACCCTGGAGCTGTTCTAGTTTTCATCGTTTTAACCACTTGTTCGCGATATACAGCGTCTTTCGCGTCAATTGAATGGTAACGTAGCCCCAAGCTATTAAAATGCGTTAAAACGTCATTTAGGGCCATTCTTGAATAATGCCATCCATCGTCCGTTGCCGTCATGGCAATTCTTTCAAATCTTGCAATCCATTGCGCTGCGAGTTTTTTACTCATAAGCGCTGCTATTTAGTTGGTTTGTTTGATATTGCCTAAAAGCCCGGTGGAGGTCAATTAGTTATTTACTCGTTCCAACCTTGGCACCCATTGCTCCTGACAAAATATCGTTAAGCCTGTCAATAATGCGCTTATCTTCAATCCACAAATGCACGTTACCATTTTGAAACGCTTTAAAGCGCACTGCACCGTTAAAATCAACGTGCTCACTAGATCTCTGTAGTATCTGCGTAATATTTGGCTTTTCGCAGCCAGA